TGTTACATCAAGACGTTCCACGATGTTCCCGGTTTCGGCGTCAACACCAGGCTTGGTGTACCCTTTCTTATTAACCACTTTCAGACAGAAATCAATTCTTCGTCGAAATGCTGATGGGAAAGTCAAAGAATTCACCTTTTGATCCAGCACATTACTCGTTAAAATAACATATCTAGAGATGAACTTTGTCTTTTTCTTCTCCTCAAGCGATGGCATGTGAAGAGGGAAAGGAGCACAATTGCCAGCTCGTATGATTTCAAAATACTCGGGATTGGGATTTGCACTCGAATCAACAAGTTGACCAAAGTCATCCCAGACGCAAACATTTTGGCCAGCGTATCCATCCCAGAACTCTTGTTCTACGTTCCTGAAGTAAATTTCAGAAGCGCAGTCCTTTGCTTGTTCTAGGGTATCACACAGTGTCGCATTCAAATCGGTGGCAAGAGGCCAGGTCACACCAGACTTTCCAACTCCTGATTCTCCAAAAAGATGAATCATCAAGGGTTTGGTGCGCGGTCGGTTACCTAACACTCCACTTTGATCAGCTTCTTTCATGAATTCCGTACACTTTGCGAAACATTTTTGGAAATGATCAGTCAATTCTGGTTTGATCTTCAATAACGAAATGGATTTAGAAAATGTCATACCTTTTTTATACAAATTTTCAATTTCATATATCAAGGCTTTTTCTTTCTTCACTCGTTCACAAACTGGATTAGCGGGATTCACCAAGCTCATAACGCGATTTGACCACATAGTATAACCTACCAGATAGTCTTCCAATCCGTTATCAATAACACCAGGGAATACTTGTTCAATACACCATTCTGCAGTTGCCATCAAGAGATCGGCTGAAGACTTAAAAAGTTCAACCATTGATCGGAGATGGCCACACCGTTTTCCGAAGAATGCGACCATTTGCTCAACTGACATTCCTCTAGGCAAACCTAGGGAACATTGAATACTCATTGCGATGGCACATGCTACTCCAGTAACAGTCATTTTCTGGTTCTCCATTATAGTATCCGTGATATTAGTGAAATTACCGAGCGTTGCGAGGTCAAATCCTTGTCTTTCTACGAAGTACGCGGCATGGGCCGGTGCGTACAAATAGTCTTTGACAATGCCGACGATTTCTGATCCGAATTCTGCTCCAAGATTGAAAAGGAAAGAAGCGATCTTCCAACCTTTCTGAGCAAGGCCAAAGTTAACAAGAACTTTTGCCAATCTCATCAAAAGGGGGGTCATGTTCACCGTATCCCACATCAACTGCATTGAAGACATTGCATTTTCCAACGTTTCCAAAATCGATGTGGCTTTCTCGGTAGCGGTTCCAATCTTTTCAATCACTCCACTTGCACTATCCATCATGCGGTTTGCATTATTGGCCAAACCACACGAGGCGCCAGTGACGATATCCACTTTTTCATTTACTTGGTCAACGAGATCCGACACTCTGTTAGCAGCTTTCACTACCACAGCGCGTTCCTCGTCCAATATTTGTCGTTCCACATATCGTTTATTATACATTTGTTCAAAAATATCCAAATCTTCAACATCGTGCAGTGACACTTCAGTTTGGATTTGGGTTCGCTTCCTATTTACAAGTATATCTACAAGCCTGTACCTCAGAATTTGTTTTGTTATTCTAGTATCAGGGGTTCCAGTTCTCTTCATCACCTGTCTTTCTCTCTTCAGTTGTCTCTCAAGTGCACCTTGGGATCTAGTTTCGTAAGTTTGTGAGTTCATTGTGCTTTCGCGATTGGTGCCGAACTAACGGCAGCGCTATTATCTCTAGCAAAGTGACTACGATTCACGGCCACCCGTTTCACTTCCGGGGAGAAGGCATTAGCTCGTTCCAGTCAAAACCGGGGAATTTGGTTGTCATTTACCCTCTGACAAGAGACAGTTTCTAGACAGCTTCCTTCTAGCGCTGGCAGAGTACATACGCCTGGCGGTGCAAACCAGGTTGTGTATGTATGAGAATGGCGAGCACATCCTCTTAGGCGTTGATCGTTTATTGTAGGGTTACCCAGATAGCCCACGATCGCGTCCTTATTCCACTATGCCGTCCATTCCTAATACAACTAATAGCCTTACGGAAGAACCAAAAGTTAATACTTCGGAATTGCTTTTCCTCTCCTATTGCAGACCTCATCACTTAAATAGTTTTGTCATGATCAGGGGAGGGGGTCTGTTGAAAATCCAGCTGGTATCAATTGCGGACTCCCGATTAGGAAGCCGAACGTAAAGTCATCCTTAGCTGCGATCATCACAAGTGGTTCATCATCAGTGGTGAATTCTCCTGCGTATTTCTTTACAATAACGTAGGGCAATGAAGCCAAAACATTCTGGAATCCCTGCGATGCAGTCTGATTGCAGACTTCTCGTCGGGTTTGAGAATAAAATGGCACTTGTACTTCATTGACAGGGTTGTTAGGAGGTGTATAGTGAAAAGGGCCTTCACCATAGTTCCTGATTTCATCATCATATTGTCCGCTGTATGTGACTATTCCTGAGTTACTCGTTGATATGGTTTTGTAGGCAATACCACCTCGATAGAAGTAGTATATATTTGACCAATATCCTAAGTAACCTCCAATATTGTATCGCACAATATTGGGAAGGAGTCGCGTACGTGCATCCAATTTTTCAGCTGCGGCTCTCGTTCGTCTGAAAGCACGTGTTGAATTCCGAAGGTTTATACACATCTCACCAGAAACGAGTTTTGTGGCGTCAAGATTGTCTTCCATCTTATGATCCTTATCAAGAACACAATAATGGGTATCTTTCACTGCATTTTTCACATCAATTTGTCTTTCCACCTTGGTAGATGTCAAATTAGCGTATTGAAGTGGAGTAAATGCATTGGGTTTCGGCCACGACAGAGCAACATTCTTGGCGTGTTTCCACACCAGGATTTTAATACTCTGTGAAACTGTTTCAGGGCAAGTGAGCGGGGATACTACACGAATAACAAGCTGTCCAACACAGGGATCATTAACATTTGTAAGTGCCGTTTCTAAATTTTGTAGCATATTATACTTATGTACATATGGAATTTCGAAAGTCATTTCACTTTGTTCTGTAATGTCAAAAATTTGTCGATAACAATTTGTCGTATCTATAGCATTATAATCGGGCATAGCGTTCCAATCTCGGGAACGATTTGGGATGAAAAACACCTCAAATCGACCTACATGAAAAGCGGTTTTAACGAGAGAGATTCTATATACCCAATCGGCTCTGTGCATTTGAAAACCTTGAATAACATACTCAGCCAACGAATGGTCAAACACATTGAAGGATCTTACAGGTTCCGTAGCAGTTACAATTACTCTAGAATTAGGCGCTTGAACAAATGGACTAGCATTATATACACCCAAAGTATCATTGTAATCTTGTTTAACATTCCAATCAATAACATCTACTAATCCGGGTCTCGAACACACATGTTCTACACTCATTTCATCAGCAGTACTAATCAGATTGTTTTCCGTTTCTGCAATTTCATTATCATTAGACATAGCTAGAATAACAGCGTTATCCTTGGCAGTGAATTGACAAAATCCTCGTCCTGGAATGTGCGAAAGGGGGGGGGCATGACTACCTTCCACTGGCCTAGACCATCCAAACACGTTAGCAACAGAGCCAACGATGTCGGAGGCCCACTCAGCTTGAGCAGCATAAGTTCCTACAATTGGTATATTCTTCGCTGCGCCCGTTATCCTATCGATACCAGAAGCAACCTTACCAATGATTCCCTTGGCTTCTTTACCCTGTCTTTCAACGCGGTAAGTAGAAGTGTTGTCAAGTGGGGTGGGAATCTGAAGATCAATATTTTCAAAAGACGCATATACCTGAATTGGAATTGAGAGTGAATTATCAGATGACAGAAGTGGGCACAACTGCCAGATGTCTACTCTAAACAAGTTCTGTGAAGATGGTTTTGCTTGTTCAGCATCAGGTTTTGCGATCCAGGGAATAATAATCTCAGATGCAGTATTCGTCTGCAAATCAAGTTCTACTCCGGGGTACGATGTGACACCAACTCTTCCTTTCCGATCCACGTTAGTGTAACCAGATTCTGTGTTATCGTTTGGTGCATACGTGATGAATAGACGACCAGCTATGAATGGGTTCGCATTGATTAGGACTCGAAGTCGAATGTCGGTTTTGAACCATTCAAAGTTCTTGATTTTATCAAATTTGTTACCTAAAACCATTAAATCATGAGGGAAATAAAATGTTTTCAGGGGGGTTTGTACAGGCGCAGTCCCTTCTTGCGAAGAAACAGGCACGAGAGCGGGTGATGAAGCAAGTATTTTGGATTGCCACATCAAGGTCGGTCTTTTCAAGAAAGCTATGATAGACGATAATTCGTTGATACTGTCAAATTGGGAGGCTGGTGTTGTCGATTCATTGTTTTGAACAACAGCAGCATCATTAAATGCAGTTTCTTCAACTCTTTGGTATACGTCTGTAGTAACTTCAGTTGTCAAGACGGTCAAATTATCAATTTCGGTTTGTTGTGTTTGTTGTTGATTAGCAGGTGAAATTACAACTTCTCCAGAACGAATCCTGGTTCCAACTACACCCATAGTTGGAGAAGAGGTTGACTATTGGCATTTGTGGGGCTGCCACGCAGAGGCCATCCCTAAATAGGGCTCTGGATCTTCGGATAGCAATTCCTAACTTTATAGTCATTATAATTAGGAAAGATCACATCCTCCAGCTACGACGCTTATCGAAATATGCGCCGAAGCCAGTAGCTTCAGATCTTATTCCGATCTATGGACTCAAGGTCAGCTTGAGACTGTTGGGTGATTTATTCTATCAGTTTTGGTGTGTTTTGCGTCAACACGAAGACGTGGGCACGTTTTACGTCGCTGCCCAGACGTTGATAACCCGTGACTATTTAAAGACACTAAGGAGATCGTAGATATGTTTTGCTTCATTCTCATGAAGTGGACACGTTTTACACCGCTGTCCGGGTGGTTCTGGGCACGTTTTACACCGCTGCCCGGGTGGTTCTCTGCTCATCCCGTGACTATTTAAAGACACTAAGGAGTGTTACGAAAATCTAATATTCCAAGCGCAGATAAGATGGACATGTTTTACTTCGCTGTCCGGAAGTGGGCACGTTTTACATCGCTGCCCGGATGGTTCTTGGACATGTTTTACATCTTTGTCCGGATGGTTCTTCCAGCTTTATCAAGGTAAAGTCAAGAATGAATGGACATGTTTTACATCGTTGTCCAGATGTTGGTATCCCGTGACTATTTAAAGACACTAAGGAAAAGTTTTATTCAATCAATATCAAGGTAAATCATGAATGGGTTGTGGACATGTTTTACATCGTTGTCCAGATGTTGTTTGTCAAATCAATATCAAGGTAAATCATCGACGGGGGGTGGACACGTTTTACGTCGTTGTCCGGACGTTACAATCAAATATCAAGGTACTTTCATGTAAGTGCTAGGATATATCATACGAAGCCGCCTAGCCGGCAATTGTGAGTGAGAGGGTTACTCTCAC